GATATTTTAATCTTCTGCTAATTTTGCGAAGTAGGATAATGACTCATCATCATCTTCAAAATCTACTTCTTTAGCAGGCGCCTTAACGGGCGCTTTTTCTGCCTTTGGTGCCAGGCTTGGCTTTGGGGCTGATACTTGTTCGTCAAGATCAATCTCTTCAGCACGCTTACCTGGAACAGCTCCACCGCTTAATCCCATAACCATTTCGAATTTCTTCTTTAATTCGTCATAGGATTTAAAGTGTTTCTCATCTAAGAACTGTGTCAATGAATGTTGCTTAGACCAGATTTTCTCAATGTCAGCATCATCTTCAGCAATGTTGCTTGCTGCTTCAAATTCTGACTTATCATAATTACGATAACCTTCAACCTGACGAATCTTCAACTTGAAGTTTGCGCCTTCCCAAAAGTCAAACACATTAATAGGTTTTTCATCTTGGAATTGTGGTTCAGCCATGTCCTTAATCTTATCAAAGATCTTCTTACCAAATTTATAAAGGAATACTTTACCTTCATTCTCTGGATGAGCAGGATCCTTAACAATAAGGATGTTAGTTGTATAACTTAGCTTACGCTTTTGTTTACGAGCAATTTCTTTATTTGCCTCAGAGCCAGAGTTCCATAGTTCTGTGTTATGTTCTGAAACAGGATCTGCTTTACCTATAGAAGTTAAAGAATTTTCGATGTACCATTTTCCACCTGGACCTTGGAATCCATGATTCCAAACTCTAACCCAAGGCAAGTCTTCGCCTTTAGGTGCAGGTAAAAATCGTAAGACAGCATAACCGTTGCCTGCCTTGTCTACTTCTGGAGACCAGAAGCGATCATCAGCGCCACGAGATTCTGCTTGGGGGTTTGCGATCTTTTCTACCTCTTTCATGAGGGAGTCAAATCCGCCGCGGGATTTTCTTAGATCAGATAGTGATGTGAATGCCATAATTTGCCTTTCGTATTAGCGGTGTATAAATTGTATGTTTAGTATTAACGTCGTTTGATTTTGAGTACTGTCGCATAATCATAATCTAACTCTCCATTGTCATCATCTAATCTCTTAGCTGATGCAATATTATATATAAGATTTCTATGCTTGTCTATAGCACTTTTCTTCTTAATTGCCCGAAACTTTGTTTCTTTGTCTCGTTCGGTTTCATTATATTTTTTCTTACTCATTTGAATTTTTAATAAACTCCTATCAATTATCTTTCTCTGACGAAACTGCAATGAATGGCCAATGAGAAAATTTGCGGGTTACGTCTGCCTGATTATATGCCAATTTTACCAGATACCTTTGAGTCTCTTTTAATGACTCAATAGTTTGTACTAACATTTCTCTGGTCATTTCAATCTCTTTCTCAAGACGCAGAATCTTCTGCGATGTTATGTCCAACTCTTCGTCTAAGTATTCCATTAAACTTTTCCTTATCAAACTGTAAAAATGGTTTGTATTTTCTTATTAGTCTTGATATATCTGGCCACATAATGTCATTACCGAGGTCTGTGTCAAAGTGCATTAGAAAAGGATTAATCTTTTCTAATATAACTAAAGTTTCCAGTGTTATCGTTTTTCTAAGAAATGCTTTAATTATATATGGATGCTGTGCTTTTGTAATTTTAAAGGCATCGTCAAATTGTTTATTATCTGATTCAAGATCTTCTATCAAGTTATCCAAATCGTTGGTAAAAATATAGGACAAGCTCTCAATTCTTTTTTTCCAATCAGCATACCGATCACTTGCTTCAGAATCAAATAGGCCTCCCCAACGATCTCCTGATGTAAAGTTAGCAACTAAAAAATTTGCTACTTCTTCATCCGAATATGTTTTAGATACCTTTTTAATAGAATATAAATCTTTACGTTTTGCGAAAGCTTGTCGACTAGCTCTTACTTTACCTCGTTGAGCTATAACATCATAATTTTCGGTAGTAAAATGTAACTTCAAAGCAATATACATTTTATACACTGAGTATTCATCCATAATCACAGGGGTAACTTCCCTCTCTTTTTAAAATAGTTGCCGTCTTCCGCTTCTATTTGAACCTTATCCTTTAAGGATTGATTTATTAGTTTAGAAATAGATTCAATGTCTATATCTACTTCTTCACAATATTGAATTATTGCCTCCATATAACTAATTTCCTGTGCCGCAACTCTACCCTCAATATAAAGTGAAAATTCATTTGGCGATCTAAATTTCTTGGTTATAATTAAACTATCTGTTAATATGTATTGGAATTCTTCACTCATACTTTTTCCTGGTGTCTACGTATTGTATTCTATATTATAACAGTAAAAGGCTGGATTGTCAATACTATTATTTAAACAATTTCAGGAAACAGACAGTCCTGAATAAACACCTGCACATCCTCTTCCGAAAGTCCTAAACTAACCATTACGCGAGGTGTATGAGGATTTTTCTTTTGATTAATGGCATAGAAATTTTGTGCCTCTTGAGAATTTCCTTGAGCATTAGTTTCACCCACATATTCAAGATAATGATCCACCCCTCGTTTAGCCATATTGTAGATTTGCTCTAATTCCTCGTCAGATTGAATATTACTGGCAGCAATCATATTTTGACTGAAAATACGTTCCGCCCAGTCAGGCAAAGCTCTAGTTTTTTTCCATTGTAATTCTTTTACATCATTGGCAAACCAATCTAGCATTGGATGTTCTTTATTAGTAGTTGGACTGTAATCGTAAAAACATCCAGTAATTTTTTTAGATCCAGCTATTACATCAAATCCAAAAATAGGGGCAGGATTATGGGTGTGGGGAAAAACACAACAATGCATCATCCAAAGACCCTTGGTATCTCTAGCATCCACAACATCTACGTGTGCCCTGCGATATGCTTTGCTGGTCCAAACACGATTGACCCAACCAGGCCGATTAAATTTATCCATTCCTGGTTCAAATATTTCCATACCGGTCGCATTAAAACTTTCTTCTAATAGATGTTGTATTTCTATTAAAGTATCCCACACCTTGCTTTGTTGTATTTGTAATTCAATCATTGTATTCTTTAATAATAGCAATATTATGGGTAAATGCCACAATAGCTTCATCTGCTAAAGATACATCTAATTTAGATCTAACTGTTTTAATTAATAAAGGAATATCTTCAAACTTATACATATGCCCGTTACCAGGAACTAACTTAGCTAGTTGCTGTCCTCCAAACAGATCGCCCATATGCCTAACATATACATGAGCCAATAACTTTTTGGGATTATCTTGTATACTGTTTAAGTATTGTAGATATGTTAGAGTAGCCGGTCTAATCTTAAAAACTGTAGTTGCAAGGTCTGCACAAAGTTCAGTCCAATCTTGTTGTGCCAATTTTGCTCTTTTAAGATCTTCCATTCCGTTAAATATGTCATGTTTGGAAGCCAGTATTTCCATCAATCCATATACATGAAATAATTGACAAACATAATCTGCATACTTACCTTTATCCACATTGCCGGAAAATATAGATTTTATAAATGGCTGAGATTCTGCTTCTGCATGAACATCCGCTGTCAATTCTTTTAGTGTGCTCAATTTGTTTTCCTTGAATTTGCTGCAGTACCGATATATGGTCTATGATCCCATTTATAGTCACGGTAATTGCCATTCTTATTTACATAGTGTAAAAATGCTTGTGTTTGTCTTTGACCTTGATATGCATCTCGCCAATGATTTAAAGTATCGCCTTTATAAACAATAAGATCGCCTGGCCATAAATTGATTGCTTTTTTCTCACCGGCTAATGTCTCAAACCAAATTTCCCAGGGGTCATCATCAATGGAAATGTTAACGGTTGCCGAATACTCGCAACTTGGTCTATCTTTGTGTATAGCCATTGTTGCTCCATTATAATATATCCTAGCATAAGTGTATGTAGGATATAAATTTTTACCTGTTATTTCTTCTATAAGAGGTTGAAGTTGTAAGGATAATGCTTCGAACGGTAGAGGAGAATAATATGCAAAACTATTGGATATTTGATTGTCATTAAATGCAAATTTATTGTCTTCACTTTGTCCGTTTGCCATGTACTGTAATTTTTTCATTAATTCAAACTCCAAATCTATATGATCAAGCTGTTCTAGAGGAAGTACTCCCCGCACAATCTCATATAAATCTGTTGCAAACGTCGGTTCATTTAATGTAGTCGTATTCATATCATTATCCTAAAAATTTGTGTTAGCTTTTAAGGATAAGCTAACAAACCATTATTATATTAGAAACTACGTGTATATTGTAAACGTACAGCGTCTTTCTCTTCGTCACCCCATGAACGGCTCCAACGAACTGCAACCGCATCTTGTTTGGTAAGCGCATAACCAACTGCAACATGACCACGGGTTGTTTCATATAATTTATCGGCTTCAAATGCATTGCGATAACGTGCGCCTACATCAGCAGTAAAACCAGCTACAAGCGGAAACTTAACGCCCGAATCAATTGCATAGTAACTGAAGTGTGTTGAACTTGTGATTCTTTCACCCACTCGCCCACCAAAGTACAATGCGCCAAAACTTTTCTTTGCACGAACTTCTAGTGCTTGAGTGATTGATCCGCTGCCAATTTC